TAACTTTGCCAACAACACTGAATACTAACTGGGGACTGAACGGATATCACCGGAAATGCTGAACGGGTATCCGCCGGAATATGCATCTTTACAACCAAATTATAGAAAGGTTGAAAAACAAAGGACTAATCAAGTAAAAAGCCGGAGCGTTATGCTTCCGGCTTTCATATCATAAAATATTAATCATCATCATCATTTTCTTTATTAGTCAACAATCCTTTTAGGACACAATTCTCTAATAAATTTCTATTTTGTTGATTATAATTTTGAACAACAATTTGTTTAGGTAAAGTCTTTAAACCAATAAGTTTATCAGTTCTTGATTTAATATAAAATTCATATTCTTTGGCTTCTTCAGGCGATATTACGCCTTCTTCAACTTTCTTTTTAATCTCACTTCTAATAGCAAGAGAGTCTAATAGCTCTTTGTTCTTTCTGTCTTGTCTATTAAACTTAAAACTTGTAATGTAATCCCAGATTTCTTTAAATAAGTCAAAAATGGCTTTTGCTATCTCTGCTTTCGTTTTAATACCGATATTAGTATCACTACCACTATCAAGAAGAATAATCTCAGTGTTATATTTTTCAGTTTCCTTTCCGTATATAATTTTACCAACAATATTGGTTAATTCTTGTAGTGCTGTAAATATTTTAATATAATCTTCTGAATTTAAAAAATTATTTTCGATGACAGTCTGAAAAATTAATATCCCATTTTCTATAGAGTTTTCAAAAGAGTCATTTAATGATTCTGATAATAACAATGATTCTGAGGAATGAAGCATCATCAATAATGATTTATGAAAACAATATAGCTCAACACACTCTTTTATTTTTAAGATTTCCAATGTTTTATCATTGGATAAGCTTACTGCTAATAAAGATAAATTGTCATTCGAATAAATATCATCAGCAGAAATCTTAGTTAAAATATTTTCATAATTTTTATTCCTTTGAAGATTTACATAATTACCTTTTGATTGAAACAATATTGGCAATAAATTTTTAAATTTTGCATTTTTATAATATCCATTAACATCTTTCTTCATTGCTGAATTATAGAAATCAACAATATTTTGTGACTGAAGTTGATCAACAATGTCTTTCAACGCTTTTACGAAATCAAACTTTTGCATAATATTATTTTTGATTATTAACTGTAAAAATATCTTTTATTTTTCTTCATTTAATATTGAGATTCCTTTGATTAAGCCTTCCATTTCATGTGAAGCTTCCGATGCTCCGAACGTATATTCGGATTTTTCAAGTTTTTCATATATTTTAATGGCTCTTAGATAAGTATCAGGATAAAGGTCTTTATTAATTTCCATAAAAGATAAACCAGCTTGAATAAAACCTCGCTCTGTAAATTCTGAACCCTGATTCTCAATTAACATTCTTGCAGCTTTTTGTATGCTTTCAATCCTTTCTAATTTTGTGTTTAATTGAGTTAGCCATCCACTGATAAATACAATGAGGATAAAAGCACTATAAATAAACCTTTTCTTTGTTTTTAGCCTGTCTGGAATGAAAAGAGTAATAATAGTAATAACCCCAGACACAATAGTTAATAATAAAAGATAATTCATTCTGTGTAAAATTAATTTTATTGTATCACAAAACTGACTTGTAAATTGTTCCTATCACGTAATTGTTCTTTTTGTAAATATAAAAATACCTTATAATCTGATATTTGTTATTGACAATCTAATATGATAAGTAGTTTTAAAGCATGAATATTTTCTTAACGTTCTATAACTATAGACTAATTGATACCTCATATGCAGCTCCAATTTTCGTGCTGTATCCAGATATAACAAGTTTGTTATTGGTAATATCGAAATTGAAATCTTGATATTTTGGATTAAATTCTATATGTGGAGAATTATTAAAAATATCTGACAACAATCTAGTTTCCCCTTCTTTGGGAGCTCCCATTGATATAGTAATTTCAGAAGTTCCATTTTTTTTATATGATGGACTATTATATTCAACAAATGCACTAAATTTAATATTACCAAAATTATAAGGTATTTTATTATGTTGACAAAAGTTACTTATTTCGGTCAGTTTATCTATTTGGGTCATTTTATTATAATATTATTAATGATTAATTTACTACAAAATATAGGCTTGTTAGGAGATGAAGAATTTTCTGAAATATGTTAGTTCATCAATTATTCAATTCCAATAACTTTCTTAAATCTTCAAATGAGTGAACTTCATAAAGAGTTCCTTTCACTTTTACGTAGCCGTTTACCTCGGTTAAATCTTTTTCTTCTAATATATTAACCTCTCTGATTTCATCATCAGTAAGAATTAATTTCCATACAGGTACACCAATAGCTTTTGACAATTTTTCTAACGTTTCAAGTTTGGGCTTCTCTGTATTAAGTAATTGATTGAGCCCTACAGGGGTAATACCTAACTTTTCTGCAATATCTACCTTTTTAAGGTTTAGTTGCTCTATAATTTCTCTTGTTCTATTTATCATAAAAATCAATTTTGACACAAAAGTAAATGCTTTTATTCATGTATAAGTATTTACTTCGTTAATATTTGTAAAATACAAGTATATCCTTTTATTTATATTTGTTTTATTAAAGTGTTTACTTTTACTTTGTACTATCAAACAAGAAGTAATAACAAATTAAACACATACGATTATGAAGACAACAAACAATGTTTACATCAAAGAGATTAAGGCTCAAATCAGAGTTATCAATGAAGCTCTAAAAAGAATACAAGAAGCTGAAAAGGTTCAGGATTCAGCAGTAAATAATAGAGAATACAACAAGGCAAAGGATGAAGCTATTGACGCAAGCTCAGACGTAATGATAGCTTTAGAAGAGGCTGTAAGACTTGCATCAGCTATGGGGTGTGAAACTGGTCTGTATGACATACACAAGTATCACAAGATTGTAGAACTTGATTTCAGAGATTCACACAAGTAAATAACAGCAGGGCGAAAGCCCTGCAAATACACACGATTATGACAACATACGAGAAATCAAACAGCATTACAGAAGTGAAATTAAGCCGATTTTCAAAGAAAGAATATCAATCCTTATTGAATGCTTCTGAATCCACGAAAGAACGTCAGAAAGCTGCGCAAATGCTCTGTGACTACCTTTGTTCAAAGTTCAATATGCCAAAATCTACTATTAAGGTAGTGAATCGTAGCCAACCGCATAGAACCGGATATTCTGGTAGACTGCAAAGTAAGACGTTAGGTACATACACAGTCCAGACACAGGTTATCACGTTATATAATCTTACTGCAATAAAGAAGCATGTTGTGTCTATCAAAGTGATGGCAGCTACACTTATTCACGAGTTTATCCATCATTACGACATGACGTTTCTGAAACTGAGTGATTCACCTCATACGACAGGTTTCTATAAGAGAATATCAGATTTAGAGAATAAACTAAACCGGTAGCCTTCGGGCTACCATAATTTAAGATGGTTATGAAAATAGAAAAGTTGACAGTCAAAGCATCTGATGTAAGAAGCATCAAGATGAGCGTGAACCCGCCAAAGGTAGTTATGGATGCAGGTTACAGAGTGATTCATGACGGTGAAATAAAATGCTGGGTAGGTATAGGTTGGGTTACAGAAGGCAGAGCGTCAAAAAGTGATTATTATAAGATACCAGAAGTTGTAAACGGATAAATTGAAATCTAACAAGTTATGGATGAAAAATTTAAAAGAATATACGGTTGCTATGATGGTATAGATACAAAAAAATTTAAGCATATCCCTGAAATCAGTTGCTACAACCACAACTATTATATAGGGATAAAGAGAGGTAATAGTGTAACGCACGATTTGCTGTTTGCGCACAGCAATGATGATAATTTAACAGATTGGTATGTTGTAAACGGTGATTCTGTTAAATATATTGGGTATGAGTACACAGATAAAGGTGTAATTAATCTTAGTGATAAAGAATTTTAAGTATATGAATGAGAAAGAAATCCTGCAAGAAATAATCGAGTGGTTGGGTAATGATACCAGCTACTTGTCTACAAGAACAGACTATGCCAGAGGGTATAAATCCGGTATAGAATGTGCAAAAGAAATTGTTGAAAGCATCATCAATAAACACAACCCTGATTTATTACCAAACAATTAGCAAATTGTTTCGTATGTATTGAATTGTTATTCAAAATTGTCTTCATAATGGGGTATCTTTGTATAGATGCCATCGCGGGTTAGAGCAGTGGTCAGCTCGTCACTTTGACTTGGTGAAAAGCAAATAATTGAATATATGAATAGTAGATATGAAATATTAGCAAAAGAGAAAGGTTATTTTGTCGATAAACAAGGTAATGCATACTCACCACAAGGTAATAAGGTCGGGACTCGCGGCAAAGGCCCATATTTGTATTTTGGTATAAGAGTGTCTAAAACAAAAGTTATCAAAGTATATATACATCGTTTGCAAGCCTATCAAAAGTTTGGCGATTTGATATTTAATGATAATATAGAAGTAAGGCATTTAAATGGTAATTCTTTTGACAATTCATTCAAAAACCTTGCAATTGGTACACCGTCAGAAAATGCTATGGATAAACCAGAGTCAAAAAGAAAAAAGATTTCTTTGGTTGCATCTAATAAATTAAAAGTGTATTCAGATGAACTGGTTTTAGAGATACAAAGAATGAGAGAGGCTGGCATGACCTATGCAGAATTGATAAAGAAATACAATATAAAAAGTAAAAGTTCTTTGAATTATATACTAAAAAGAAAAGTATCGCGGAATGGAGTCGATGGTTAGCTCACCACTTTGACTTGGTGGGGTGCAGGTTCGAATCCTATTTTCGTGAACTAACATTTTAAAATAGCACGATTATGAAAGTATTAACATTGATTATTAAGCAGAAATGGTTTGATGAAATCATTAAAGGCAACAAGAAACAAGAATTTAGAGAATTACGACCAGCGAGCGAGAAGAAATACATTGAATATCAGAAAGATGGTACATTTGATGCTATAAAATTCGATGCTATTCGCTTCTATGTTGGCTATAACAAAAACAGAGATACTGCACTCGTTGAAATCAAGAACATATCTTTTCTTGATTTTGTAGACGAGAACAATGAAATGATTGTACTTAAAGACCTGAAAACAGGCGAAGAATATGACAAGATGGATATTGTTTACGACTTAGGCAAAGTGTTAGAGATAAATGGTGTTAGTCAATAGAATGTATAACCTTAAAAAGAAAAATTATGGCTCGAAGGCAAAATCGAAATTTACGTTCACAGGTAAATAGTGTGACAGGCGCTTATTTAGGTAATACCACCAACCGTTCTTTTACAGGTGGCAGTGGACAATTTATGAATCATAACCAGAAATACCGTGAAGTCCGTAAGGGTTTAGGATTAGAAGCCGGTTGATAAATGACACTGCAAGAAAGGACATACAGCCATATTGACCTCGTCAGACAGAAGACTGACGGGGTTTTGCTGTTTCTGTCGCTGGGTAAGGATTCTTTGGTATTGCTGGACATGATCTACCCGAAGTTTGATAGAATAGTCTGCGTGTTCATGTACTTTGTCAAAGGCTTAGAGCACATCGAAAGATGGATTGGATGGGTAAAAGCCAAATATCCTAAGATAGAATTTGTTCAGGTACCCCACTGGAACCTTACCTACATTCTTCGCGGTGGCCTGTATTGTGTGCCAAACCACAAAGTGAAGCTTTTGAAGTTGGCCGATGTGGTGAAAGCCATGCAGCTCAGATACGGACTTTACTACACTTTCCTGGGCATGAAGAAGGCTGACGGCATGAACCGCCGTTTAATGCTGAAAGGTTATGAAGCCAATGGGTATGAGAACAACGGAATGTGCTATCCTCTGGCCGATTGGACACAGAAAGACATTCTATCTTACATGAAACAGAACAGCCTTCCGGGGCCTGTCAGATATTCACTGAAGGCCAGTTCGGGCGTAGGCTTTAATTTGGATTGTATGCTATGGCTGGAGAAGAACTATCCGCAGGATTTACAGAGAATTTACAAGGTATTCCCGATGGCAGAAAGAATCCTTTGGGAACATAAACAAAAGCAATAGGTATGGAACTGAGCAAATACATAAAGAGTGAATCGGTAGAACTTAACCGTTCCGCCATCCACTTCGCAGATTATAACCCCAGGAAACTGTCTGAAGAATCTCGTAAGACATTGAAGCGGGGCATTAAGAAGTTCGGCTTAGTTGGTGGAATCGTAGTCAACAAACGGACTGGCCTTACTGTCGTATCCGGTCACCAGCGTCTGAGCGTGATGGATGAACTGCAGAAGTTTCCGGAAAACGACTACAGAATCCGCGTCGATGTCATTGATGTAGACGAAAAGCAGGAAAAGGAATTGAACATCCTGATGAACAATCCTAACGCGCAAGGTTCATGGGATTATGATGCTTTGGCCCGGTTGGTTCCGGATATAGATTACCAGGATGCTGGATTAACGGCCGCTGATTTGAATATGATAGGCTGTGACTTTCTTCTCCAGACAGAAGAAGAAAGTTCTGTTGCCGATGCTTTGGAGGATATGATGGCACCAGTCACCGAACAGAAAGAAGCTGAGAAAGCCGCCAAGCAGATGGAAAGAGCTGAAAAGGTAGCTCACATGAAAGAAGTAAAGCAGCAGGTGAAGAATGCAGCCCAGAAACAGGCACAGGATATGGACGCTTATCTGATGCTTTCCTTTGACACGTTCGAAGCTAAAGCAGCCTTCTGTGAAAGGTTCGGTTACGACCCCTACTCCAAGTTTATCAAGGGTGAGGTATTCGATGAACAGATAGAAAGAATTGAATGACAACATGAAATTTTAGGAGGAAAGCCGAGTCAGAAGAAAAACATATAGTCAGTTGTATCAACAGTCAAGACGAATAATATACAACGCCGGAAGGCAATACGGGCTTGGTACAGACAGACAAAGAAGTATAAGAGACAGAACGAAGTCTATAATGGAAAGATATGCGGCCAGGATAGATAGCTATTTCTCAAAGAGAGGAATTGATATTTATGGTGATAAGCCTGTTTCTCGCCGCATTTATATGGGTAACAATAACGGATGATTAATTATGAAAAGTGAATCTCAAAAAAGCAAACATACAGGACGAAAGCCCAAATTCGATTACAAGAGTGAGGAATTCCTCTCTCAGGTGGAGACGTATGCCAAAAAGGGATTCACGGACAGAGAAATCGCTTTTGCGTTAGGCTTGGCTCCCCAAACGTTTTGTGAGAAGAAGGATGAGCACTCTGAATTATGCGAAGTATTAGCGCGCGGGCGTGCGACCATCACTGCAGCTGTACGTGCCAAGTTCCTTGCTGTAGCTTTGGGCGGTATCAAGACCAAGAGTACTGTAGTAAGAAAGCTGAAAGACCAGGACGGAAACCTGACCGGCGAAGAAGAGCTTCAGGTAAGTGAAAGCGAGCTGGCTCCCAACCTTCAGGCAATGTCTGTCTGGCTATATCATCACGACGATGAATGGAGGAAGGTTGAACGCCGTCAGGACGAAGACGCAGATATTCCAAAGGATATTAACCACGGAATTTCTATTGACTCATGGATTAAAGACAAACTGAAATGATTGTACCCCAAACGATATATCATCCGCTATATACCGATAGCGAGAAGTTTATCATTCTCATTACCGGTGGTCGTGGTTCGGGGAAGTCTTTCAATGCTTCCACCTTCATAGAGAGATTGACATTCGAAATGACTCCCACAGAGAAGATTGTCCATCAGATTCTTTATACCCGTTATACGATGGTGTCAGCCGGCATGTCTATCATTCCAGAGATGATGGAAAAGATAGATTTGGATGGAACAACGAAGTATTTCAAGACCACCAAGACGGACATCGTAAATCGGATGACCGGCAGTCGTATCATGTTCCGGGGTATCAAGACTTCTTCCGGGAATCAGACGGCAAAGTTGAAATCAATTCAGGGTATCACCACCTTTGTCTGTGATGAAGCAGAGGAATGGACCAGTGAGGAAGAGTTTGACAAGATTATGCTCTCCATCCGTAAGAAGGGAATCCAGAACCGGATTATCATAATTATGAATCCATGCGATTCGAACCATTTCATCTACAAGAAATACATCGAGAATACTCATCGGCTGGTGGATATTGACGGCGTCCAGGTACAGATTTCCACCCATCCGAATGTACTTCATATCCATACGACTTACTTCGACAATATAGAGAACCTTTCTCCTGAGTTCCTGAGAGAAGTCAAGGAAATGAAAGAGAAGAATCCGGAGAAGTACGCTCATGTGGTTATCGGACGATGGGCTGACGTGGCCGAGGGTGCAGTGTTCAAGAAATGGGGAATTGTGGATGAGTTCCCCATGTGGTGCAAGAAAGTGGCTATTGGACAGGACTTTGGTTATACCAATGACCCATCGGCTTCTATTCGGTGCGGAATCATTGACAATGCGCTTTATTTGGATGAAGTGGATTATAGAACTGGATTATTATCTGGGGATATTATAAAGACGCTACGCCCGTGGAATTTGAGAGTGATTGCCGACAGTGCGGACCCGCGACTCATCCAGGAAATTCATAACGGAGGGATTAAAATATACGCAGTAGAGAAAGGGCAAGGTTCTGTCAATGCTGGTATTGACAAGATGCAGGGAATGGAAATATTCATCACCAAGCGTTCTTATAACCTGCAGAGGGAGTTCAGAAACTATGTATGGGCAAAGGATAAGGATGGAAACTACATCAACGAACCTGAAGACCATGATAATCATGGCATAGATGCTGCACGCTACTATGTGCTGGGAGAACTTCTCGGTAGAATTATGAAACCCAAAGACGTTTCAGGAATATTTGGACATTAAACTTTGAGATATGACTATAGAAGAAATTTTAGCTATGCCGGAAGTAGAGAGAAAAATCTACTATCTGAAAAAAGGACGAAAGACCGAGCAACCAAACGCTCACGCTCTTTACAACGACTGGAATCCGAACAAGCATGAGATAGTGATAAATGAAGAAAAATATCCAAAAATCAAAATCACTACCCAGCCTGAGAAACGGATTACAGACCCAAAAACCGGGAAAGAATATGTTGAGCCGGCGGTCAGGAAAGAAGTTGACCCAAACAGGATTGCTCTTCCTATCGAGCAGGACATCGTGAACATTCAGACTGCCTTCACCGTGGGAACAGAACCGGTCCTTGATTGCCAGCCGGACCAGTCGGAAGAAAGCCTTCTTTCCACATTGAAGCAGGTGTTCAAGAAAAACAAGTTGAAATACCAGAACAAGAAAGTAGTCCGGGCATGGCTGGCCGAGCAGGAAGTGGCCGAATACTGGTATGTGGTGAAGGATGACGGCTTCTGGGCAAAGCTCAAACGAAAGATTTCAGGAATCTTCGGCAAGTCAAAGCCTGAGTACCGTTTAAAGAGTGCCATCTGGTCTCCGTTCCGTGGCGACAAACTCTACCCTTTCTTCAATGACCAGGGGGATTTAGTAGCCCTATCCCGTGAATATAAGAAAAAAGACCTGAACGATGTAGAGATTACCTGTTTCATGACCATTACCAAGGATATGGTTTACCAGTGGGAACTGACAAGCAACTGGACTGACAAAGGCTCATTTGCTCATGGATTCAAGAAGATGCCGGTGATTTATATGTACCGTCCGGAAGCATACTGTGAAAAGATAAAGAGCCTCCGTGTAAGACTGGAGAAACTTCTTTCAAACTATGCAGACTGTATCGACTACCACTTCTTCCCTATCCTCATGCTTTTTGGTAACGTGGAGAATTTCTCAGGTGAGTTCAAGAACCGTGTTGTCGAGCTGACCGGCCAGGGAGCAAATGCCCAGTATCTTACCTGGTCTCAAGTGCCCGATACGGTAAAATTTGAGGTGGAGACGCTGTTAAGTCAGATATACGGACTGACCAATACACCTAGAATCTCCTTTGACTCCCTGAAAGGTACAGGTAACGCCGTTTCCGGTGTGACTTTCGATTATGTGTTTATGTCCACCCACCTTAACGTAGAAAATCTGAACGAGATCGTCGGCGAGTTCATGCAACGACGTGTAAATTTCCTTGTCTCCGCGTTGGGTTCCGTGAATTCCACCCTTGAAGAAGCCTCCGAGACTATTGACGTGGATGTGCAGATGCAGCCATATAAACTGGAGGACATCAAAGACAAGATAGACACAGCTATCAAGGCCAAGGACGGTGAAATCTGGTCGCAACAGCGGGCCATCACCTTCGTGGGGAACGTGGATGCAGTTATGGATGAGATTGAAGCCATCAAGGAAGAGCAGGCTGAGAAACAGAAGAACGACATCGAGAAGCAGAAACAGCTTTCCTCTCTTAAAAGTGCTGGTAGCAAATCTGAAGAATAGAACAACCCAGTCAGAATATTTACGGGGATAATACAAAACAGAATGATATAAATCTAAAACATTGACTATTTGAATAGCGGTATCTTTCGAGGTATCGCTATTTTCTTTATCATAGTAAAAAACATGAATACTTCTTTGTAATTATTCGTTATTTTACTATATTTGCATCGTAATTAAGTCTTAAACGCTATGAGCTACAAATCAGTTAAAGACGTTGTAACGCTGCTTACTGAAAATGGCTTTTGGTTCGTGAGGCAGAAAGGCAGTCACATGGTTTACACTGATGGTAGCCATGTAGTGATTGTCCCCGACCACGGCAAGAAAGGCGTTGAGAAAGGCACTTATTACAACATTCTGAGGCAAGCGGGGCTAAAATAGCCCCCGCCTCTTTTGTTTAACGATAAAAAGGAGGTCAGTATGAAAACCGTAGAAGTGATTGTAGAACATGCTGGTAATAATCTTAGTGCCTATATTGAAGGTGCTCCGGTGATTACTGTCGGTAACGACGTAAAGGAAATCGAGAAGAACATGAAGGAAGCTGTTGAACTTTACCTGGAATCATGCAAGGAGATGAACATCGCTCCAGTGGAAATTTTGCAGGGAGAGTTCACATTGAAGTTCAAGATAGATGCTGCCACTTTCATCAACTATTACAGCAGTATCTTTACTAAAGCTGCTTTGAGCCGGATAACTGGAATTAATGAGCGTCAGTTGTGGCATTATGCGGCTGGAGTACACAAACCCCGTAAACAGCAGTTGGAGAAGATTCAGAAAGGTATTAACGCGCTGACAGAGGAACTGGCAGCTATAAATTTGTTATGATTATTAATTAAATATAATGGAGGATAGTACAATGAAAGCAAAAGATGTAAATCCAAGTAATTTTAAGGTTGAGAATGTTGTATTTGAAAATGATGATTTTTCTATAGCGATAGGTATTTGGGAAAATGGGGAAAGAAGAATGGCAATGAGATGGAATGGTTATGGAGATGATCCTGGATACCCTAAATTATTTAAAAACCCAGTCTGGTTCATCGTTGATGACTCTTTAATATTACCTTTTCTGAATGCTTTAAGGAACGTAAAAGATTCTGACAAAAAAGAAATAGAAGCAGCTATATTGAAATTTTAAAAGTATAATTGGATGATGATCTAGCGTGATTATTTAGGTAGTCACGCTTTCTTTTTACCTAAAAACGAACATTTCCCTAATTGTTTCGTATCGTTAGCCTTTAAATTTCCCCTTCCCTTTCTCTATAAGTAAATTTACCGTATGAAATTATTAATCAAACTCATACGGTATGACAATCTTTGAACAAATCTTGGCAGGACTGCAACAGAAATTCGCTGGGGTGGACACTGCCACACTCACCCGTATCGCCACAAAGAAGGCAGAGGGTGTAACGGACGAAACGAAGGTGACCTCCATCGTTGAGGGTATCTCATTTCAGGACGTGATGCAAAACTATGGTGATTTCCGTGCAGGACAGGCGCAGACTTCCGCTGTTTCAAACTACGAGAAGAAGCATGGACTGAAAGACGGGAAACCAATCGAGAATCCGAAACCAGAACCACCGAAACCAAACGACCCTCCAAAGCCGCAGGAGACAGACATCGCAAAGATGATTGCCGATGGCATTGCCGCCGGTATCAAGCCGTTTGCCGACAAGCTGGCCAAAATGGAGGAAAATGAAGCGCAGGCGCAGCGCAATTCTCAGATTTCAGCAGTGGCGAAGAAGTACGGTATTCCCGAATTTATGCTGAAAGACCGCAACATTCCTGAGAACACGGACTTGGATACTTATTTCAAGGACATGAAGCAGGATATGTCTAACAACGGGTTTCAGTTCTCCAAAGCTCCTGAGACTGCCGAACAGAAGCAGGAGAAAGAAGCGAGTGAGTTCGCCAAAATGATTGAGGCGGACACAAAATCTATTGTCGAACAACAAAACAAGTAATTTATGTCAGCAGGATTTAAGTACAACATGGAGCCTGAACCGTCCATCGAGGAACGCTATGATGTTTCTACCGGAGTAAGACGCAGAGGGCCTTACAAGCTGGATACGACCAACCTTGTCGCTGGTTCATTTCTTCCATCCTTCACTCCCATTGCCGCCGACTTAGTAAAGAAAACCGCTCAGGTGGCCATCCGTGTAGAAGTCTATGAAAAGTTTACCACCGGTTCCAATACCACTTTGAAGATCAAGAAAAACTCTTTGGCTTATGTGGGTATGCATCTGGGTAATGGTTCTCATGGAGCTACCATCAACAGTATTGACAAATCAGACAAAGCTTTCGATAAGTTGACGCTGTCTGCCGACTTTGGCGAAACATTGGAAGCTGGTACTGTACTCTATGAAGCTACAGCGGTAAGCGGCACAACTCCGAAAGTCATTGCTAACTCAGCCTTGTACGGAAGAGTACAAGTAGAAGAAGGCATTGTATTAGTTGCTCTTTTGATGCGAGCATTCGAGATTGAGCCTACCAAATTGGTTATGCCTTTCTCTGACATTGACAAGGCCAACATGCCGCATTTCCAGTTCAACGCTCCTGACGTTACTCAAGGTGGAAAGGCTGTAGTTGCCAAAGCGTCTTCCAGTCAAGATGGCTTGATGAGTAAAGAAGACAAAGCTAAATTGGATGGTATCGCATCCCAAGCCAACAAATTCACTTTGTCTGCAGCAACATCTTCTGCTCTCGGAGGTGTAAAGCAAGGTGTTAAAGTAGATGATGCTACTGGGCAGGAAGATGCACATACAAAATTGAATGCCCTTCTGGCATCTTTGAGAACAGCAGGTGTAATTGCAAGCAAATAAAGAAAGGAGGTAAAACATGATGCTAACTATTCATACTCTGTTTAACGACCCCAACATCGTTAACGCCGTTATTCAGCGTGTCCTTCAGACTCGTAAGGATACAATCTACTGGCAGCAGTATCTTGATTTCCGTAGAACGACTACCCGTGTATTCAAGGACTACATCGGTCAGGTTACTGGAGTGATGGCCGGTTCTATCAACTCTCGTTATGGTGAGAAGCCTATCCGTGAACGCCGGAATATCGGCTCAGGATATGGTGAAATCGCTTATCTTGGCGATGCTTACCAGATTTCCATTGACCGCCTGTCCGAACTTCAGGACTTGATTGACAAGTTCAATGCAGCTAAACCTGCCGACCAGGTAGCAGCCATGCAGGAAATCGTGAACTTCATCTATGATGATTACCGTCAGGTACTTTTGGCAGCCCACAAGCGCATGGATATTATTGTAGGTTCACTTCTGATGACCGGAGAAGCAACAGTCAAGAATAAGGATGACAATGCCGGAGGCGTTGACCTTCTTAACATTGAATTGCCGTTCAAGTTCATCAAGCCTGATACTGGTGCGAAGACGAACTTCATCACCTATTTGCAGCAGCAGATTAATGCACTGAAAGCGGACTACGGTAATTTCCAGAAGATGATTATGTCACGAGGAACTTTCGTGAAGAATATCATCGGGTCGGCTGAGTTTGGTGACAAGTTCAAGATGCAGCTTACAGGAAATGAGATGTATCTTTCAACCGGGTTGATTACATCTCAACTGGCTTCCCAAGTGTTCACTGGCATCGGGCTTCCGGCCATTGAAATCAAGGAAGATTACGTAAAAGACCAGACCGGAAAGAACGTGCAGATTTACGCCGACGACCGTATCACCTTGCTTCCGCAGGATAAGGTCGGTTATATGCGTTTCCACACTCCATACGAAGCAGTGGACGGCGTACCGGGACGTAACTACACCCAGGCAGACGGTGATATGCTTATTTCCGGTTACAAGGACAAGAACGGTCGTTATCTGGAATACACCGCAGAGTGGATTCCTCAGATTACGAACCCGAACCTGATTGTGAATTTCGATTTGTCAACCATGAACGCATGACAGTAAACGACTACATATCACAGAAGTTTCAGACCTTCGGCATCAACTTGTCGGAGGCTGACCTTTTGGAGATAAGTTTGTCTTCAGAAGTAAGCGGAGAGGATGAGATGGGCCCGTCAAACATCGGACTTGTTTCAGTGGCTATGGCGAAGTTCATCCCCTCTCTATTACTCCGTGCCACTTCCATCAGTGAGAACGGTTTCTCTATGTCATGGGATACAAAAGGCGTAAAGGAATACTATTCTTTCTTGTGCAAGAAGTATGGTCTTGAAGACACGCTGTCAGATAAACCTAAAGTCAGATTCCTATGATATTTGCTCCACATACATTACAGGTTAAGGTCTTTACTCCGATGGAAACAGACGAGTTCGGCCGGCCCATTCCCGGAACCGGTGGAGAAAGCTGGCAGGACGTATGTAAGTGCCGGTGCGACGATAACTCAACCAAGGAGTTTACTTCGGAGAATGGCAAGGTGTACCGACCGAACTATCACGTAGTCTGTGAGAAGAAAACCTCACTGAAGGCTGGTGATGAGGTCAGATGTATGGATGGCGATAATATCCGTGGAACTGGCAAGGTTTACATGGTGAAGAATACAAACTATTTTGGTTACTCAGAGATATGGCTGTAAAATTTGATTTTTCGGACGTGGATAGCTTTTTCGAACAAGGCTATGCCGAGGTAAAAGCTGTTGAGGGTAAAGTCGGCAAGGAAGCTGTCGACTACGCTGTAAAGAACGGCAATTATCAGAATCAGACTGGCACACTCCGTAAGTCAAACAAGTATTCAGTTCAGGATGACGGTTTGGAGTTAAGGAATGAAGCCGAATACGCTTCTTTCGTGGAATCCAAAGGCTATGAAGTATTGACTGGTGCAGCCCTATTTGCTGAGAAACGATTGAAGGAGGAAATAAAATGATAGTAACTACCGACATTGCGAACATACTTTACCGTGACTGCCAGTCTTTCGGAATTGACATCGTTCCTCACGGAAAGAAGCTGACAGGCGAATTGAAGTCCGAAAGGATTGTCATTCACTCTAAGAAACAGCAGCCGGGAACGTACTGGAAGAAATCCTTCGTTGAGGTGAATCTTTGCGTTCCTGACTTAAAAGAAGGTGAAGCCAACACCATCCGGCTGAATGAACTGGAGAAGCAGGCGCAAAGTCTGTTTGACGGCGTAACCGGACGCTATGATGATACCACCTATCATTATTCTATCGAGTCAATCGGAACTGAGGAGGACACATCCTTAAAGTGTCACTATGTGAATGTAAGAATTTTGTTTGAAGTTTTAAATGTGAAATAATATGGCAGAATCAAAGAAAATCACAGCTGTAAATATCAAGAAACTTTGGTATGGCGAAACAAGTGCTATTTCTGCAGATGTTACGGGCCAGACCTTGCACACTCTTTTGCAAGGAGAAACACTGAAAGAAGTATCCAATATCCATCAGGATACGTGGACTTTTGAGGAAGCAGAGGCCAGCCGAACCAACTATAAGAACCAGCTTACTAATCAGACCTATCGCAGTGAAAAGGAAATGGGAGATGTCTCTGTGAACTTTACTATCGGTGAGTATGACTATCCGACAAAGAAGGATCTTATGGGTGGAGATGTCATCAATACCGACAAAGGTTGGAAGCGTACAAGGGGTAAGGTAAATATCGAGAAATGTATTGTGTTCATGACTGAAGATGACCAGTATTGCGTGATTCCCCGTGCTGACATAGGTGCCCGTGAATCAACAACGGATAAAGCCATCGGTATTCCTGTAAGTGCGGTGGAACTGGAACCACAAAATGCAGAAGTTGCACCGGAATACTGGTTTGACTCATCTGAAGTAACAGCAGGTGCTTAATGCCTATCCAATAGGTAGAGATTGAATTCCATAACAGGGGTGGGCTTTATGGCTTCACCCCTTAATTTTTATCTTTTATCAGAATGAATCAAGGAGCAAAAATAGTAACTGAATCCATTATCGGAAGTGATTTCAGAACGGTGTTTGTCGCTGGGAAAGCCTACACGGTCTACCCTCCTACTATCAACAAACTGGCCGGATCAATCTCCCATTTGTCAGGTGTACAAGAAGCAGACAATTTGAAAGAAGTTCTTCTCTCCCTGGGAGAAAGTGAGGCCTACAGCAGGGCTCTTTCCTGGCTGATAGCTGGTGACGAAAACTTGAGTGAAGAGTTAGCCAAAGGAACATACGAAGAAAACGTAAATGCTTTAGATGAAGCACTCTCTATGATTGACTCAAAGGTTTTTCTCAAAGCTGTCAGCTTGGCGAGGAACGTAAGTCTACTGGCAGCGAAACCGAGGTTGTAGGCAATGAAACTCTCTTGGGGCAGATTGCATCGTTCATGGAAAATCTGCATCTGTCATACCGAGAAGTGGTCTATGAGATACCATACAGGAATTTAGTATTAATGCAGCGTGACAAGCTCCATGCAGTTACCGGAACCAAGGTTACAAAGGTGAAGGGTAAGGATATGGCTTCACGCAGAAGAAGAAACAAGAAATAGATATGGCTCTATTAGAATGTTAAAAAGCAACAGAAACGTTACTTTTTTACGTTACAAAGCTTGCTTAATAGTAACGAAAATGTTACCTTTGCATTGTCAATTAAAAGTTCTTTGATTTATGAAGTTTTCAGAGTTTTACAAATTGATTGAGTCAGCAGGCTGGACAATCGAAAAGGGAAAGAAACATCACAAGTATGTTCATCCCGACTTTGACTACTTTATCCCTGTAGGCAGACATCCAGCCAAAGAGATACCTAAAGGTACTCTTGACAGCATGATGAAAAAGGCGGGGTTAAAGAAGTAAAAGAACAGCACCCACTTCGGTGGGTGCATTTAATTGACAAAACTTAAAATACACGATTATGAAGAAGATTCAGGCTATTATTGAAAAAGCAGATGATGGAGGAATTTCTATCTATTCTGAAGATGTAAACGGTGCGTATGGCTTTGGGCTTACAGAACAAGAAGCGAAAGAGGACTTTGTTTCTGTTTTAGAGGAACAGGCAGAATATTACAAAGAAAAACATGGTGAATTTCCAAGTTGGTATAAAGCTGGCTATTCTGTGGAGTATGTGTATGACTTAAGTGGATTTTTTGAAGCGTTCCCTTTTATTAATGCAAGTAAGTTTGCAAAGGAAATAGGTATAAATGAATCTGTAATGCGAAAGTATAAAGGAAAGATAATTACAGCATCAGAAAAGCAAAGAGCTATCATACAATCAAAATACAATGAGATACTTAAAAGAATGGCAAATGTCAAGTTTTGATATTCCAGCCGTGAGGCTCTGATATAAATTAAAGAACAAATTGACAATCGGGCGCATCATAATGGTGCGCCTTTTTTGTTCTATTCCGAGATGGAGTCTAATTATTCAAAAATAGAAGTTAAATTACACGACAATTGCCAAGTTGTTTCGTTTTTGATTTCAAAAAGTCTGAATACTATTTGCTTATATCATAATTTTAAGCATTAATATTTAGATTTTTATTTATGGCAACACTCGTATTCCGTGTATCAAGTGACTGGGAACAGGTCGTAAAGCTAAGACAAGAATGTGAAAAGCTGGAAGCCCAACTCAAAAAGATGGACGTGAACAAATCTCCGGCAGCGGCAAGGGCTTTGGAAACCCAATTGGCATCTGCTCGCCAACAAATGATGGGGCTGGTAACCGAGGCGGCTAAAGTTGGAGCTACAATGGAGCGTGATTTCAAAAATGGAATTTACAGCGCTTCACAAACAGTAAACAACCTCTCTGCAAATATTACTTCACAAAGGGGTGTCATTAGGCAATTACAAAATGAGCTTACTTTATTGAAAGAGAAATACCGAGAAACTGTAAAGTCGGGTGGTAATACCAGCGGTATGTCGGAGCAGATAAAAGCTCAAACCGATAAGTTAAGGGAGCAGAAAGATATTTTGTTTGGACTTACTCAACAGCAGGCAGAAGCCCGTCTTTCAGTAAAGAGACTGAAGGATGAATATGCAGCTTTTAAGGAAGAAGCCGGCGAAACGGTCGAAGCAAATGAAAAGATGTCCGTTTCCTTAACCAAAGTACTTGGTGTAATAGGTGGAGTAACTGCCTTGAAAAACTTTGCCACAGAACTTGTCAATGTACGAGGACAATTCCAGCAGCTTGAAATTGCTTTTTCAACCATGCTGAAAAGTAAGGAAAAAGCAGATAAACTGATGTCGGAACTGGTGGATATTGCCGCAAAGACGCCCTTTGACCTTCAAGGGGTGGCATCATCTGCCAAGCAAATGATTGCTTATGGCTCGTCAGCCGAGAATGTGGGTGATGAGCTTGTAATGTTGGGGAATGTAGCCGCCGGTGTTGGCTCCCAGCTTAGTGAAATAGCCTATCTCTATGGCACATTAAGGACGCAAGGAAGGGCCTATGCTGTCGATATTCGTCAGTTTGCAGGACGTGGTATTCCCATCTACGAGGAACTGGCAAAAGTGCTTGGTGTGACAAAAGATGAAGTTTCCGGTTTAGTAAAGGAAGGCAAGGTAGGATTTAAAGAAGTAGAACAGGCCTTCAAAAATATGACTAGTGAATCAGGAATCTATTATAACCTGATGCAAGAACAGTCTAAGTCTCTTACAGGTCAGTTGAGTAACCTTGGAGATGCTTGGGATACAATGTTGAATGAGATTGGAAAAGATACTCAGGGAATTGCTTCTGCAGGTATTTCAGGATTGAAAGGTCTTATTGAGAACTATGAAACTGTTGGTAAGATTTTGATAGGACTGATTGCTACATACGGGACATATAAAACCGCTCTTATTGTAGTGCGAATAGCTCAGGATACATTAACGGCCAGAATGGAACTTGCAATACTGGTTACTAAAGCTCAAACGATAGCCCAAAAGGCTTTGAATACGGTTATGAAAGCTAACCCGTATGTACTGGTAGCTACGGTTCTTGCCGGGCTTGTTGCTACTATGTGGGCCTTTCATGACAGCACAACCGCATCGGAAAAGGCACAGCAAAAATTCAATGAAGAACAAAAGAATTTTGCGAATCAGGAAGAGGTACGCAAGAAAAAGATAGAAGAGCTGATACGCGTTATCCAAGATGAGACAGAAACAGAGTTTTCAAAGATAAAGGCCTATGAGGAACTGCAAAGGTATTCTCCTGCACTTTCTTCTGCTTATACCCGTGAACAACTGGCTGTACTCAATCTTGCAGAAGCAAATAAAGAACTGAATAAGGAACGAGACAAGAACAGTTATGAAAACATACTAAAGAATATACAACAATGGGAGGAGAAAATAAAATCATTAAATGCTTCTTTAAAAAATGCCGGGCAAGGTGCCCCATTAATTGCTTCACAAATAGAATCAGCAAAAGCAAATCTTAACAAGTGGGAATCAGCCCTGAGCGAATATAATCGACTGAAAAAGGAAACAGAGGAAAACTCGAAACCTGTAGAAGTCAAGCTAATGGAAGCAAGAAGTAATCGTGAGCAGATTATACGCGAATACAATATAGCAAGACAAATATTGCAGGAAGAGCAAGAAAAAATTAAGAATTTTCCTTTTGCAACAATTCCTATTGACGTTCAAATACGGTTCAATAATGCGCAAGCAGCGCTAAAAGGGATTGACGGCACCATATTTGGCCTGGAATCGCAAAGGGAAGCATCGGAAAAGTCGTATCAGCAAGCATATAAAGAAGCAAAAGCTGTTTACGAAGCAAAATTAAAGGCTGTAGAGGATGCTAAAAAAGGTACTGAGTCAGCCTATAAGAAAGCTGTAGAAGAGTTGGAAGCGGCAGAAAAATCATATAAATCGCTCGGTGGTATAACAGGAGACACTCTGGCCAAACAAGAGAATGATGCGAAGAAAGATGCCGAGCGACAAAAGAAAGAGCAGCAACAGGTTGCAGAAGAACTCCTTCAGCTTCGCAGGACCAATCAGCAGGAAGAAATCAACCTGATGGAAGAAGGTTCTGAAAAGAAGCGCAGACAGATTGAGCTGGATTACCAGCGAGAAATCGATGAAATTAGGAAACAGCGCAAAAAATGGGAAGATGCGCAAGGAGGAAAGCTTACGTCTGAACAGCGGGAAGTATTAGGAAGTCGTGCGTCTAATGCCATGACGTCGCGTGAAAAAGGTCTGGCCGAAATTACAGAAACTGAAAATCAAGCTGCAATCGAGGCCAACGAACGTTACCTGAAAAGCTATGGTACATTTATGCAGAAACGTGATGCAATCATAGCCGAGTACACCCGTAAAATCTCAGAGGCCACTACTCAGGGAGACAAGGACATACTCCAAAAAGAAATGGATAAGGCACTCTCCTCCCTTGATCTTGAGAAGCTGAAACAGGGAATCAACTGGGAACTTATCTTCGGTGACTTGGACAAGGTATCCAAAAAGTCCCTGAACAAGGTAAAGCAGCAGCTTAGGGACTTCAAGAACTCCGAAGAATACAAGAATATGGCTGTTGACCAGAAGAAGGTCATTGACGAGGCTTTAAGCAACATCCAGTCAACCCTTATCGACAAAGGAGGATTGCTGGCCGACCTACCCGAACAGTTAAGCGAATTGGCCAAGGCACAGGAAGAACTGTCACAAGCTCAGGAGGAATACAACGAAGCCATGAGAAGCGGAACAGATGAACAGAAGGAAGCGGCCACGAAGAAACTGAATGATGCCCAGAAAAGACAGCAGAACGCTCAGGTCAATGTACAAAAGTCAACAGATAAAACGACAAGCAACCTTGTCACATTGTCGAACGTCATTACCCAGCTTGGTTCAAATTCTGAAATTTCACTCTCTCAGGTCGGTGATTTGGCCGGAAATATAGTAGACATATTTGCAGAAGAGAGCGAGAAACTTGGAGGTATAATTGGAGCTGCATTTTCTCTTTTAGATGCCATCGGGACACAGGGGTTGGATGGTTTCGTAGGTAACATATTCAGTAGTGTCTTTAAGTCTGTAGGTGGAATATGGGATACCCTGACTTTCGGCGGATTCAGCAAACTCTTCGGTATTGGAGGAAACGAAAAAGAGGTGCAGGATACCATCAACAGACTCACGGACAGAAACGAAAAGTTGCAGTCTGCCATCGAATCCCTTACAGAAGAAATGAAGTCCAGCAAGGGAAGCGAGAAATCCGTAGCAGAGTACAATAAAGCCATCAAGTATCAGGAGGAATACAACAAGAATGTCCTTTCAAAAGCGCAGGCCAATGCTGGCTATCACAGTAAACATCATAGCTGGGCCTATTACATGGGCTGGTCGGAAAGTGACATACAATGGATTCGGGAAAATGTCATGGCAGAGTTCACAGGTACAGATTCCTTGTGGCAGATGTCTCCGGAGCAGATGGACTTATTACGTCAGAATGTAGACTTGTGGCAGAAAATGGCTGATTCAGGGAAAGGAGGCTATGGAAATAGTGTCGTTGATGCGCTAGGTGAATATGCAGATCTGGCCGGAAACCTCGAAGAACTGAAAGAGGGCCTTTTCGAACAGCTTACCGGAATAAGTTTTGATTCCATGTATGACAGTTTCATAGATACTCTCATGGATATGGATGCCTCGGCGGAAGATTTTGCGGATAACCTATCCGAATACTTTATGCGTGCCATGCTTTCAGATAAAATCGGTAACATGTACAGCCAGAAGCTGGAAGACTGGTGGAACAGATTCGGTGAAAGTATGAAGGACGGAAACCTGAGTGAGAGTGAACGTAATTCACTCCAAAACGAATATATGGGGTACGTGAATGAAGCATTGAAACTACGGGATGAACTTGCCGCAGCTACCGGATACGACAAGGCTGGCAGCAGCTCCCAGCAGTCGGCCTCCAGCCGCGGATTCGGTACAGAAATGACGCACGAGGATGCCGGGGAACTGAGTGGGCGGTTTACAGCCGTGTATGAGTCCAATCTTCGTATTGAGACGGCAGAACAGCAGCAAACGGTAGCCATTACCGAACTGCGAGGCTCCATCGGTTCCTTGACATCACAAGTAACCGGTCTGTACAACATCGCCGACGAGACACGTACCATCCTGGCCAATTCCTATTTGGAGTTACAGCAAATCAGAGAGAATACTGAAGACTCAGCCAAATACTTGAAAGATATTAAGGCAGATATTTCAGAAGTGAAACGTAATACAGCAAGACTATGACAGGAGATTTATTTATTAACGGGAAGGATGCCTGGAGCACATGGGGTGTCCGCATGGGCGACGGTTTTCTCGATGCTATCGACGGATTCAATCAGATGAAAGACTACATCGAAGATGAGAGCCGTCTGGAGCATGGGAAGCGAATGATAACCGACAATGCAAAAGTAGCATCGCGTGAAATCACTCTCCAGTTCACCATAGAAGGAAACTCAGAAGGCGACTATCGGACAAAGAAGAAATCTTTTCAGTCAGAACTGGAGAAAGGAACCGTAAACATCAAAATCCCAACTCTTGGAAACGAAGTCTACAAGCTGGTTTACCTGGGTAAGAGCATTTCTTACGGGTTGAGTATTGACAGGTGTTTCGGTAAGGTTTCAAGTAAGTTTTGCGAACCGAATCCAATGGATAGAAGCGAATAACGAACATTTCCTTTATTGTTTCAAATGGAAGTCCGGATTTTTAGGGCTTCCATTTTCTATTTATGAACTTTGGGGATATGATTGAAATTAAGGACATATCCGGAAAGACAAGATTCTCCACCCCTATCAACAAAGGGGCGAAGGGAAAGTTTACACTGATGAAAGAGGACTACATCGTTCTCCCATTCTCCGTGCCTGAACCGATATATTTTAAACTTGGAGACTATGTAGACCTTTCTGGGGTTCTGGATGATTCTCTGGGCGGATTACTTTCAAAAGTATATGAGGTAACTGACTTGCAGAAACCTTCTTTCAATGCTTCTACCGCTGGATATGATTATGAGCTGAAACTGGATGCTTACTACTGGAAGTGGAAAAACAAAATTTTCAAATACACTCCTGAACATGCTGGATATGAAGCGTCATGGTCTCTCACCGCAGCCCTTGATGTACAGCTTGGTGTGTTCTTACGTAACCTGAAAGCTTTGGGATATACCTATAAGGGAAAAGAATTCGTATTTGAAATAGATTCAACAGTAGAGAATAAGGCTGTAGCAATGACGTATGACAATATGAATCTGCTGGATGCCTTATTCTCAATGGCGGGTGAGGATAAGTGGAACTGTGATTGCTGGATAACGGACAACGTAATTCATTTTGGGCGAAACGAATTCGGTGATGCCGTCAAAATAGAGTTAGGGGTTGAAGCGTCTGCCATGACTCGCAGTGAGAGCAAAGGCACTTATGCCACCCGCATTTATGCATTCGGATCTACAAGAAACATACCTGAGAACTACCGTTCCATTGAAGAGCAGACGGTAGTAAACGGAGTTGTGCAAAGACGACTTATGCTTCCCGCTGGTACGCCATACATAGATGTGTATCCTGACATGAGCCAGGAAGAAGCAATTGAAGACATCGTGGTATTTGACGAGGTATATCCCCGACTTGAAAGTACGATGTCAAGTGTATCTACGAGGACGGAAACCGTTACAAATGAAGACGGAGGTCAGGAAACCGTGACTTACTATCGCTATCGTGATACTGGCCTGAATTTCTCCAAGGACTACATACTTCCGGGACAAGAGCTGACAATTATCTTTCAGTCCGGCAAAATGAATGGATTGGAGTTCGGTGTTATTTTTGACCCGGACAACAACGGAAGCCAGCTTTGGGAAATTGTCCGCAGCGAAGACTACGGACGTCCATTGCCGGATGATACCATATATCCTGAAAATGATGACAAGTATATCCTTTCCGGTTTTGATCCAAAGTTTGTTTCTGTACAAATGATTCCGGACGCGGAGCAGGAACTGAAAGAGAAGGCACAGAAGATAGCAGACCAGCGAAAAAAGGACGATGGTACATACTACACTACCCTCCGGTCAGAATGGGTTAATGAAGACAAGCTGAAACGCTTTTTCGAGTTCGGGCAAAAGATAAACCTGGTCAATAAAGCCTTTTTTGAGAATGGCCGTGAAAGCCGTGTTCTCGGATGGGAGTTTAACCTTGACATTCCATGGGATTCTCCGGTATATACTATTGGGGAAAGTATGCCCTACTCTCGCCTTAATGATGTGGAAGAGAAACTGGAGTCGATTACGTATAAAGGGCATACTTATGTTGGAGGCGGAGGAAGTAGCATATATGTGATTAAGACCAATGATTCTACTGCCCCATCGGACAGTAACGTATTTTCGGCAAAACGGTCACTTGCAACATTATTGAGAAAGGACAAGGAAGACCAGACAAACTATCTCATTAAGCTTCTTGGCGGTATCATATCTCCTTTCCTGGAATCAATTGACTTCGTGACTGGTATGATGGGTGCTGGTATGTCATTCTCTTCAGAAAAGGGCGGCGAGTCTGTCGGATGGATTGACAAACTGTACGTGCGCAAGAAAGCTATCTTCCAGTTACTTTCAATAATGGAGACCGAGCTGGCCGGAGCTTCCTTCATGTTCAACGCCAGCGGAGCACGGGCTACGATTACTAAGGTCGAGTTTATAGAAAAAAAGGGAATTCGTTTCAGGGATGGTAAAGAAGTCAAGTTCTCAGACGGGAAAAGAGGTTACTCATCTCCTGGAACTTATGGTTCTGTTTATCGCTGTTACTTCCTTGCAGATGATGGTGAGAAAGCCATAGAAAATCGTTTTAAGCCAGGGAATTTAGTACGCTCACAGTCCTTTAATATTAAGGAAGGCGCGTATGACGGCGTATCCAATCACTATTGGTGGCGTCTGGTGGAAAATGTTGGTGATAACTGGATAGAGGTATCCGTGAATCATTGTGACGAAGGCAGCGATATACCCAAAGTGGGTGACGTGATGGTACAACTTGGAGACATAGCCGACCCGGACTATCAGGCTGCAATCGTGTTGTCTGCATACGGAGACGGTGCGCCTTCTCTTACCTTCTATCAGGGGATAAGTTCTTACTCCCTCTCCGGGAAAGATATAGTTTCAATCGGATATGATCGTCTAACTAAAGAAGGATACTTTAATGTTTATGGAAAGACATATATCGGTAATAGGGACAAGACAAATTATATCAGACTTGCTTCTGGAGAAATAGAGGTACGTGCAGCAAGAATATTGTTGTCAAATGGTGAAAGCGTTGTAGATGTAGCAGAGAAAAATATCTCAATTAAACTTGGTGCTACGGGTATTGACATCGAAAAAAATGAGATTGTTATTTCTTCAGATAAGTTTAAAATTAAAAGTTCTGAAGGGAAAGGAATAGCCGTGTTTACGGTTAAAAATGGGAAACCATTTCTTCTTACAGAGTGCATAGATGTAAACTCGTTAAAAGTGAAACATCTGGATGGTGCGGACGGTACATTTTCGGGTGAACTGAAAGCCGCTAAAGGTACTTTTTCCGGAACAATATCTGCCGATGGTGCTAAGATTGGAGGTTTCACTATAGACAACGGTTCCTTGAATTGGAAGGGAAGGGATTTTTTCGGCAATGATAGCAGGAGTATACGGATTGGTGTTCCTACGGATGATAACAGTGGTATGATTGACATAAATTTCAATGGTGCGACTGACGGGAAATTTGGGGTTAAAGTAATTGGAAGCAATGACGGTGGAGCATGTATCTATGCTTCAAGGAACGGTACTAGCAAGCCACATAGTTCTAATACTTATGCCGGATATTTTGACGGAGGAGTACATGTAAACGGAAATCTTTATACCAATACGATATTGTCTAATGAGTTCGGTACCGGATGGTCATTGCAAGCCGATGGATCATATACATACAAAAAAGGAGCAACGAGAACAATATCATGGACTATACAGAATGGTTCGATACCTTCAACGTATAAACTGGTTTTTGAAAATGGAATTTTAGTTGATTAATCATGAAAATAGATTTTAAGAAATTTAAGAAGTACACGAAGATAGATAAATCCGATTTCGTGGAGATTGATGTCAGAGAAATGTTTGCAGATAACATTTACAATGTGACAGGAGTTGGTATTGCTGATTTAAAATTAGCAGAAAAAATTTTTTCCAGCGATGACGATACCGAATTTTCAGATGATGAAGTTAGCAGGGTAAGACATCATGCAGCGTCGCTTCTTCCATGGTTTCTTGCTGGGCTTGATGATGCAATAAGATAATTATATAACATCATTAATAACTATAAATTAAAAACAATTATGGCAGCAGAAGAAGATTTTGTATTAAGCTTTACAGGTGAAGAAACTGACAATCTATTGAAGCATACAGAAAGTATAAAGAATCAGACAACGGCAGATGACGGTGAAACGGTACAGGTGTACGATACAAACGGCGTTCCGCATAAAGTGTCGAAAACGGAACTGCTGAAGAAGTCTACACTGGCTCTCCCTGCTTTGGAAGACATATCCAGTTTTGTCGCTATTAACGCAGCCGGAAATGCTGTTGGGGTAATGACAAAAGATCAGGTTGCGTCAGTTCTGGCGGA